ATGCGCCACAACCTGCCAGTCACCGGACAGGAATATGCTGTCCCCAAGGGCCAGACCCTTGTCTCCACCACCGACACCCAGGGCCGCATCACCCATTGCAACGCGGCCTTCGTGGCCGTGAGCGGCTACACGCGCGAAGAGCTGCTGGGCCAGCCCCACAACCTCATTCGCCACCCCGACATGCCCGAGGAAGCGTTCCGCGACATGTGGGCCACCATCGCCTCCGGCCGGCCCTGGTCGGCCCCGGTGAAGAACCGGCGCAAGGACGGCGACCACTACTGGGTGATGGCCAACGCCACGCCGCTGTTGCAGGACGGGCGCCCGGTGGGCTACATGTCGGTACGCACCGAGGCCACGCGCGCGCAGATCGCCGCGGCCGAGCAGCTGTATGCCACCATGCGCCAGGAAAAGCAGGCCGGGCGGCGCGTGCACGGACTGCGCTCGGGCCGCGTGCTGCGGCACACGCTGGCCGGGCGCTTGGCACACGGGCTGGCCACACTGGGCCTGTCGGCCCGGCTGGCGCTGGCACTGCTCGCATTGTTGGCGGCCTCGCTGGCCACCAGCATGCTGCTGCCCGGCGCGGCCGGCTGGGCAGTGCTGCTGGCACTGTTCGGCACGGCCTGGTGGTACCTGGCGCGGCTGCTGGTGCGGCCCATCGCGGGGCTCACCCTGGCGGCCAACCGGGTCGCGGCCGGCGACCTGACGACCACCGTGCGCAGGGGCCGCAACGACGAACTCGGCGACCTGGAGCAGGCGCTGGGCCAGCTGTCGTTCAACCTGTGCGCCATCGTGCGCGATGCCCGCGATGAAAGCGAATCCATGCGCCTGGGCGCGCAGGAGATCGCCCAGGGCAACCTCGATTTGTCGGCGCGCACCGAGTCGCAGGCCGCCAGCCTGGAGCAGACCGCGGCGTCCATGGAAGAAATCACCGGCACCGTGCGCCAGAGCGCCGACGCCGCCCGCCAGGCCACCGGCCTGGCCGACCAGGCCAGCGCGGCCGCCGCACGCAGCCGCGAGGCGGTGGACAGTGTGGGCCAGACCATGCGCGACATCCAGGGCGACTCGAGCCGCATCGGCGAGATCACGCAGGTGATCGACTCCATCGCCTTCCAGACCAACATCCTGGCGCTGAATGCCGCCGTCGAAGCCGCCCGCGCCGGCGAACAGGGCCGGGGCTTTGCGGTGGTGGCCAGTGAGGTGCGCACCCTGGCCGGGCGCAGCGCTGACGCGGCCAAGGAGATAAAGCAGCTCATCGACCAGTCGGCCCACCGCGTGGAGCAGGGCCAGCAGCGCACCCAGGCGGCCCAGGCCACCATGGTCGAGGTGGTCGAGGGCGTGCGCCGCGTGGGCGCCGTCATCGGCGAGATCAGCCACGCCAGCCAGGAGCAGTTGGCCGGCATCTCCGAGGTCAACACCGCCGTGGGCCAGCTCGACACCATCACCCAGGAGAACGCGGCCCTGGTCGAGCAGGTGGCGGCTGCAGCGCAGGGGCTGACGCGCACTGCGGGTGCGGTGGCGGATTCGGTGCAGGTGTTTCGGCTGGAGGCGGGGGTGCCGTCGGCGCGGGCTGCGGTGCTGGCGTCGGCACCGGGTCAGCGGCGTGCCAGGTCGGCAGTGCAGTCGCGTGGCAGGGCGTTGACGGCGGTGTGACGCGGCCGGAGGTGATCAGCAGTAGCAATGGTGTTCATCATTTTTCGATGTTCATGTGGCGTGAACAGCGGTGAAAAGCGAACATCGGCGGCTGGGCTGATGAGCTCGCTCGCCGGGGTGTGCGTGTGGTGGCTTCTGTTGTTGGTTGAGGGCGGAGGCCGGGATGTGCGCCCGGCGGCGCAGTAACTTTCTCTTGCGTCGCCAAGAGAAAGTCACCAAAGAGAAGGCGACCCCCAGTCTGCGTCCCCCGTACGCCCTGACGGGCGAACGGGGGCAACCTGCGATGCTCTGAGCTGGGGTGGTGCCGCAGAACTCGCTGCGTTCTTCGAACTCCGCTCAGACAGCTGCGGCAAGTCAGATCACGAAGCGTGTGAGTCCTTCGGCACACACGCCCACCCCAGCTCCTGCGCTTCTCGGCGCAGCCAGCAGGGGTGGGGAGCGGGGTCCACATGGCTGCTGCTGCGCAGCTGCGCCGGGTGTCGGTTACGCGCTACGCGCTACGCGCTGCCGACAGTTTGTGCGCGATCGCTCTGGCGAGCCGAGCGCAGCGACGGCACAGCGGGCCGAGCGAAGCAATGGCCCGAGTGGGGCCCGCTCCCACCCCCTTCTGACCGTGCCGAGAAGCGCAGAAGCTGGGGTGGTGTGTATGCCGAAGGACACACACGCTTCGTCATCTGACTCGCCGCAGATGTCTGAGCGGAGTTCGAAGAACGCAGCGAGTTCCGAGGCGCACCCCAGCTTCGAGCATCGCAGGCTGCCCCCTCGCCCCCGGGCGAGGGGGACACGGGCAGCGGGGTCGCCTTTTCTTGGCCTACGTTCTTTTGGCGAAGCAAAAGAAGGTAGGTGCGCCGCCGGGCGCACTCCCCGGCCTCCGCCCTCAACAGAGGCATGCGGGGGAAAAGAAGCCCCGACCCAGTCAGCCCCACACCCACCAAACGCTCAATACCCCCCTCTCCTCCCTCCATACCCTGCCGACCTGCTCCCCAAGGTAGAGCCCCGCGGCTCCACCACCGCAAACCGCAGCATCATCACCCCATACCGCGTGGCACTCTGCAGGTCATCGCGCAGCTTCACGATCAGCCCGTCCTTGCGGTGGTACAGCCGCCATTCCTCCAGCCAGTCGCCGCAGGTGCTGAACACCTTGAAGCGCCCCGTCTGCATGCGCGTGAGCAACTCGCTGATGCCCGCCTCCAGCCCGTTGCTGCCATCCTCGAAGGTGGCGCGCTCGGGCAGCAGGTTCACGCCCAGGGCGCGGTACTGCCCGGCCAGTTGCTCACCGCTGCCCTTGTCGTGCTGCAGCCCGTCGTGCGGCCAGGCCACGGGCATCCAGCGGCCGCGCGCCGCGATCAGCGGGGCCTGCATGGCCACGCTGGTCTCGCGCACGCGGAAGGTGTCGTACACGTAGGCGGTGTCGGTGTCGCGGTCCCACGCCAGCCAGGCGGCCGCGGCCGGGTGGTCCCAGCCGAAGTCCAGGCCCACGATGCGCGGCCAGTGCGCGGGCAGGGCGAAGGGCGCGACCACGATGGACTCTTCGGCCACGGGAAAGACCTTGCCCGAGCCGAGCACAGGCACGCCGTTCATGCGCGCCTCGCGCTCGTGCACGGGGTAGCTCTCGGCCAGCTCGCGCTTGGCGGCTTCGTCGAGGTGGGGGACATCGTTCCAGCCGGCCTGGATGACTGCTTTGCTCATGGAGGATCCTGGTTGGGCAGGCTGGAGCCCGCCGGTGTATGAGCCGCTCTGCAGCAGGGCGAGCAGTGCGCCACTGCGCCGACCTACTGCGCCGGGGTGTAATCCATCGGCCGCAGATGGCTTGGCAGGTACAGCGGGTGGCCGGGCGTGCCGTCGGCAGTCAGCCAGAGGACCTGGAGCCGGCCTTTCTCGCCAGCAACTTGATGGCCACCCGGATCATGGGCGCTTGCGCCAGGTGGGATGGGCTGGTCGGGCATGACCATGCAATCGAGCGCTGTGGCTCTGCGCTTCAGGCGCCCGGCCTGTAACCATCCTTGAGCCACCCCTCGAAAATATCCGACAGCTTGGGCACCGCTTCCTCCTTGGCCTTGCCCCGGCTGATGAAGAGCGCCAGCTCCTTGCGCCCCTGCTCTTCGCGCCCCGCGAAGGCATGGCACATGGCCGCGGCCATGTGCAGTGGCAGCTGCATATGGCGCTGCTTCGACCCTTCGGCCATCTCGATCACCTGCGCAAAGACGTGGGCAGGTGTGGGGGCCGCCTGCCAGAACGCCTGTGCCTGGGCGATTGCCGCATGCACCTTCTCGGGCATGCCCGTCAGCAGCCCATCCACGCCCCAGATGCAGGACAGGTTGTGCGCCGCACCCTGGCCATCTACAAAGGCATCGAGCAAGGCCGATTTTTCCGTGCGGTGCCATTTGGGCTTGCCACCCGCCAGGTGGGGCACGGCGTCGAAAGAGTAGCCCCACCGCGGCGACAAACCGCTGCCCAGCTGCCAATACTCAAAGATGCGGCGAATGGGCGCGGCACTGCTGTTCACCCACCGCATCGGACGCACATTGACAAAACCTTGTGGCCCCAACGCCGCGTCCACCAATGGCGCAATGTGGGCATGGCATTCGGCGATGGTGAGCAATTGGAATTCACGCATGGGCGTGATCGTACTGTCTCAGCACGCCCCAGAGCAGCCATCACGCCACACCTGCTGCGCCGCCATCTCCCACCACCACCCCCTTCGTCAGGAAATCCAGCACCACCTCCGTCGCTCCCTCCAGCGGCGTGAAGGTGATCGCAATCAAGCCCTGCGTGGTCGCAGTCCGCGTCAGGCACTCGTTGTACACCGCCACGGGCGGCTCCTCGTCCAGCCACACCCAGTGGCGCGCGGTACCCTCGAAGGCCTTGCGGCCCTGGTCATACGATTTGAAGCCGATGACCGATTCGCCCCCGCTCTGGTGGCGCACGCACAGGTAGTCGAGCGCGCCGTTGGCGCCGGCGCGGGGGCGGGCCTTGGCGATGTCGTCGGCCGGCACCATGCCGGTGCCTGGCTGGCCCGGAGGGCCGTAGAGCTCGAGCTGCACGATGTCGCGCGTGGTCTCGAGCGACTTGCCTGCGGCCCAGGCCTGGATGGGGCCGGCAAAGCGCCGGCCCTCCCACCAGGCGGGGTAGCGGCCCGTGAGGTGCAGGGCCGTCTCGTACGCGCCGCCGATGGTCTTGCCCACGCGGTTGCCGGCCATGAAGCAGCGCTCGCGGTGCGTGGCGCCGGCCTTGAAGAAGGCCATGTGCCGCGCATACAGCGCGCGGCGCAGGGGCCCCTCGTCCTGGAAGAAGCGGCGCATGCGCCAGCCCGCGAGCTTGTCGCGCAACAGGCCTTCGATGGCTTCTATCTCTTCGAGGGTGGCACCGGCCAGAACATCGGGCAGGGCGGGAAGTTCAGGCGGCACCGTGCGGCTTCTCCTTGGTCGATTTCACCTGCTCCAACGCAGCCAGCATGCCTTCGGCGCGCTCTGCGGGCATGTGGGCCAGGGCCTTGCGCAGCGGGTCGGGGGCATCGTCGGCTTTCTTGGCGAACATGCCCAGGTGCGTGCCCAAGAGGTCCAGGGCCTTGAGCTTCTCGGGCGACTTGAACTTCTTGGCCAGCTCGAGCTGGCCGCCGGGCCCGATCTCCACCACCTCGATGGAGGCGATGGCCGCGGCGGTGGCGCCGTCGAGCTCCTGCACGCGCTTCAGGCTGCCATCGCCGTTGAAGATCTTGCGGATGTCGAAGAAGGCGATGCTGGCCAGCTCGCGCACCACCATGGCGGGCGTCACGCCGGCCTCTGGCACGGGGGCGCTGCCGCCATCCAGTGCCGGGTCCTTGCCCGGCACGGGGGCTTCGGCAGTTGCTGCAGCCGAGGGCACTGCCAGCAGGCGCGGCGCGGCAGGGCGGCCGCTCATGCCGCAGCCGCCCCGCGCACCAGGCGCTCCATCGCGGCAATCACGCGCAGGCGGTCCGCATCGTGCAGGCATTCACCGCGCAGCCAATCGGCCGGGAAGAGCACGTTCACCGCGCCCAGTGCGGCGTACGGCACGTGCTCACGCGCGGCCTTGATCAGCGCCGTGGCACTGCCCAGCGGGTGCAGGTCGCCGCGCAGGTAGACCAGGCCCGACGCGGACACGCCGGCCTGCAGGGGTGGCGCAAGGCCGCCGGGCGTCTGCAGCTCGATGAGATGCAGGTCTTCTTCGCTGTGCTCACTGTCCATGGTCGGCCTCCTCCTTGGCAGCCATCACGCAGCCGTGGCCAGCGATCGGCGCGCATCCATCTCCGACACGCACACATCGCCGCCCACCCGCCGCTGCAGGATGCTGTAGCACTGCACCAGGCGCCGCCCGCGCGCGCTGGATGCCGGGCCGGTGCTGGTCTGCACGCGGCCCGCCTCGCGCAGCTTGGCCAGGCAGCTGCTGATCTCGGGGTGCGATGTCTTGGGCAGGTCCAGCGCGGCACCGATCTGGCCCAGCGTGAGCGGCTGCCCGGCCTGGCTGTGCAGCAGCTTTTCCACGCGCGACTTGAGGCCGCCCGCGCGGATGCTGGTGATGGTGCGCGAGGGCATGGTCAGCGCACTGGGCGTGCCGTGTGCGCCGGAAGAAAGGTGTAACTGCGTGTGTGCTTGCATGGCCAGGCCTCTAGGGGGTTGGCAGGGGTTGCGGCAGGCGCTGGGCGCATGCGGGGCCATGGCGGCATCGCCTCGCAAGCCGCGCGGGTGTTGGGTTGTGGTGCTGTGGCAGGCCGCAGGGCATCAGAAAAAAAGCCCTGCGGCGCAGGGCCTTGCAGGGCGGCACGGGGCTTGGCGCCAATACGACAGCTGCCACCGGGGCGTGGGGCCGGGCGGCTACGATCCCGCCACCCAAAACCACTGATAACAAGGGATTTCGTTCATGAGGGCATCACCCAAAAACATCTGCGCCGCGATTGCGGCCGCCGCCTTGTCGATGTCCGCGTCGGCGGCGATCGACATCGACCTCACCAACGCGGGCTACCAGAACGAGGCGGTCGACAGCTTCACCGTCAAGCGCCTGAAAGTGCCCGGCGCGGGCGAGTGGGACGTCACCTTCAAGTGGGACCCGCAAACCCTGCACTTCGTGCCCCAGGCGGTGGCCGCCAGCACGGCAGCGCAGTTGCAGATCTCGGGCCCGACCACGGTGAACGAGGCCGGCACCATCACGCTGTCCGCCGCCGTGCGCAATGCCGACGGCACCTTGGCCCCCACCGTGGCCGTGTGGAGCGTGGTGCCCGCATCGGCCGGCACCATCACCCCGCAGGGCGTGTTCCTGGCCGCCAGCCAGACGGCCGACGTGAACGCCGTGTTCACCGCCAGCGTGCTGCTGCAGGGCAAGACCATCACCAGCACCTACACGGTAAAGGTGGTCAACGTGGCCGCTGCATCGCGCACCTGCGCGGGCACCCTGGCCAACAACGCCAACGGCATGCTGCTGGCCGACTTCGGCGTGAACCCCGAGACGCAGAAAGTCACCATGCTGCTCACGGCCGCATCGGGCAACCCCAGCTTCCTGCACGGCAGCCTGTTCTTCGTGCAGGGCACCACCTCCATCGACGTGTCGCCCTACACCTTCGATGCCGACACGGCGCTCTTCACCCCTTCGGGCGGCTGGTCCGGCGTTGGCACCATCGCCTCGCCCGCGCAGAAGCAGGCCGTGTTCTCGGCCTTCCCCTCCAGCATCAATCTGGCGCAGCCGTTCCAGGTCCGCTATGCGGGGATTGCCGGGGCACCGGGCACGATCGCCTGCAACTGACAACTAGGGGCGGCTGGCAGCCGCCTGCTGCCTCACAGGCCAGGCATCGCGGAAGGCCCGCGCATCAGCTGCGTGGCCGTCAGCCTGTCGCGCCAGCTCTTGATGCGCTCGGCTGCAGTCTGCGAGTAGCTCACCGGCGGCAGTGGCGTACTCAGCGACGGCTGCGGGGGCAGCGCTGGCAATGCGGCGGGCAGCGGCGGCGGCTTGTTCGCGCAGGCCGTCAGACTCAGTGCGAGCGCGGGCAGCATCGCGCTGCAAAGCCGCTTCACGGGTGCGTGCTTCATTCAAGGCTCCTTGGTATCGGATGGCGGTTGCGCGCTCGGCCGCCCATGCGGCCTGGCTGGCGCGTGCGCGCTCGGTGGCATGGTTGGCCTGCAGGGCAGCGATCTGGCCACCCAGGCGCCAGTCCTGCAGCTGCCAGGCGGCAGTGGCAGCCACGGCTGCGCCGAGCACGGCCGCAGCGGTGTGGGTGATGAGCAGTGGCGCCACTACCGCCCCCCTTCCACATAGGCCACAGGCACATTGCCGAAGAAGCGCCAGAACGACAGCACGGGAACGCCATCGCGGCGAATCACGATGTCCAGGTCCGCCATGTCGGCCAGCGACAGCTCCCCCCGCAACAGCGGTACATCCTGGCCAGCGATGGTGCGGCAGCGGTTGAAGCACTGCTCCGCAGGCACCCAGCCGGCCACGCTGCTGTAGCCCAGCGTGGTGCCCCGCGAGGTTGCCGTGTAAGTCACAGGCTGCGGCGTGGGCGGCATGGTCAGCAGCACCATGCCGAGCACCGTGTCCACCACCACCCCGGTCATGGCCTGTGCCCCTGCAGCAGCCCTTCCAGGCAGGCCGTCGTCTCGGCCGCACGCCGATTCGCCAGACCCTGCACAAAGCGCATCTCGGGCTTGCCATCGGGCAGCGTGCGGCCGGTGCGCACATAGCTCCACACGGGCCTGCCGCTGTCCGACATGCCCAGCCGCCGGCAGCCCAGCGCCCAGTCGCCCGCGTTCCAGGCCACCAGGGCCTGGCTCGCGCAGGTGTTGCCCACACCGTTGTTCCATGCATGGCTGGTGGCCATGTCGAACACACTTTGCGGCGGCAGCCGCGTGAAGCACCGGGCCAGGCGCAGCTGCAGCACCTCGATGGCGGCGCCCTCCTCCTGCGCGCAGCGCGCGGCCGTCCAGCGCTGGCCCACAATCACCGGCGTGCTCGTCACATGCCGGGTGATGCCCTTGCACACCGTGGGCAGGCCACCCGCCAACGGGTCCGCATAGACCAGCCCGGGGTCGCGCGCATCGGGCTCCCACTGGCCCAGGAAGGTGAGCACGCCGGCACTGGCCAGCGCGAGCGAGCCGACCAGGTGAGGGAAGTAGCGCATGCGGTCCGAGGAGGCAAAGGCAGCGCTGTTCATTCGTCCACCCCCTGCTCGGCCAAGTCGGTGTCCGGCGTGTCCATGCCCCGGCGCAACCGCGCCATGCGCAGCTCATGCTCCCGCGCATGGCGCCGGTTGGCCTCGCGCTTGTAGTACCAGGTGATCACCAGGCCCGCCACGGCCACCACGGCGCCCACCAGGCCCAGGAACTCGTTGGACGTGATCCAGCCAAAGCTGGTAAGCCCCGCCCCGGCCGCAATGGTCTTGCCGCCCGTGGCGCCCAGGGCGTCGATGGTTTCGTTTCTCATGGGTGCTGCTCGCTTTCGTCGGGCGTAAAAAAACCCGCCGAGGCGGGTTGGGGGTGCATGGCGCGGATTGGCGCAGCGGCGTCGTTTGGCCCGTGACGCTCGGGCTCTCGCCAGCACAGGGCCTCGGAACAGAACAGCGCGTCGAGATCCTGGGGCACGATCGGTAGCACGAACCGCAGCGCCCCCCCGCAGGCCGTAGCGCTTGCCCTTGTTTCTCTCGAACCCCTGGCAGGCCCGGTCTTCCAGTTCGTCGGGGACTCAGGGCGCATCCCAGTGCGATCTTGCTTGTAGGCGATCTCATTGAAGCGCACGCCCTTGTCCACCCAGCTGGCGGACCCGTGGGCCCCATCGGCAATCACCAGCTCGCAAGGCTGTATTGCCCGTGGTCCAGGATGCGCACCGCGTGGCTTTAGACCGCACCAAGGCCGGGCCGGATGGATTTGCAGAAGGCAGCGTGCATCACGCCGTCTCAAGGTCGAGCTGGCCGCGCACGACAACCACGAAGGCCGCCCACGCCGTACACACAGTGGCCAGAGCCTGCGAGGTAGAGGGCGGCGCGGGCCTGCTCCTTGCGCAGCAGCCGGGCCGCGCGGATGGCATCTTGGGCCCCGCGCCAGGTGGCGGCCTGCTGCAGGATGTCGTCGGCGGCCTGCTCTGGGGTCCAGCCCTTGGCGGTGGCCCAGCTCTGGACCATGCCCGGCACCGAGCCCAAGTGGCCACCCTACACGTAGGCGTGCGCCTGGCGATCGGCCTCGTCGCACTCGGCCTGCCGGTTGCCTATGGCCAGACCGTAGATCACCTCCACGTCGGCGTCGATCGGGGCCACGGTCGCGGCGCTCAGGGGCGCCAAATCGGGCTCTGGGGGACAGGGCAGTTAACTCACCCAGGGTTCCACCACGCCCACGCCCACCACCGTCTTGGGCAGCACGCCACGTGTCCCATGTGGCGCCGTCAGGCGGTACTTTTCGGTGTCGGTGAAGACGGTCTCAAAAGGGCCTTGGCGGCCCTCTGCGAATGTGATTTGCAGCATGGTGTTCAAGCCAGTTTCATTTTGGAGACGACATATTTGGTGCCGCTGGTGATTGCGGTAGCCACCCAGGAGCGGTTACCTCCAGACGCGCCCGGAAAATACGGACCTGGCTTGCGAGGCAGCATGATTGGCGTGAAGCCTTCCGCCGGCATGTACCACTGCGCCGCAGAGCTACCAGTGTTCAGCAGCGACCCAAAGCTGCCTCGCATCACACCGGTCATGAACTTGGCTTTGCCGTTTTGTGCCGCGCTGGCGATGTACGGATAGCCGCCAGTTGATGGCGTGCCCCCGCCCACAACGTTCTCGGCTGCCACGAGCGCCAGGTTGTTGCCATTGGGCGTCCAGCGCTGGAAGTAGCCGCCGTTGTTCTGTCCGGTCGCTCCCGTACCGATGACCGTGGTCACGGTGGTGGCGTCATATGCCGCGATCCATACGTTGTCGATCTGCGAAAAGCCAGCAGTGGCGATCACTGTGCCCTGTACTGCGACGCCAGCGTTGTCGGATAGCAAGTTGATTTCAGCGCGATTAACGCCCGTGTCGTAGTAGCCGCCGCACACTACAACCTGCGACCCAATCACAGCCGAGCCGCCCAGCGGGCACTGAGGCAGCAGGGCCGAACCAAGGGTGCTGAGCGTTGCGTTCGAGCCAACAACGGAAATGATTCCGCCCTGCACAATGCGCGTACTGGATTGCCAAAGCAGTGCATGGCGCCCACTTGCAAGCTTGTGAAAGTGGATATTTGTGGTGTAGGCCCCGAACGTGGTGCCCACGTTGTTGGTCAGCACATTGCCCGCCACGTTGACCAGTTGGATCGCGCCGTCGTTGAATGGACTGGTCCGAAACGAGATGCATAGCACCTTGCCGCCGCCGGCATCCGAGAGCAGTGGGGTGAACCCGGATGTGTTGTTGTAGGTGATATTGAGCTCGGCCCCCAGATTGACCACGTTGCCCCCGGTCACCGTGATGCCGACAAGCCCCGAGCTGGCACCACTACCGTACGTGGCAAGCAAGTAGCCATGGCCCACCACAGGGATCAGGTCGGAAAACGCCGATACGGCGTTTGTTAACGTCAAGCTGGCAGCACTGCCCGGGGTAACGGTCTGCCCGCTGGCCCCGACATCGAGGATCACCCCTTGCAACGCGGTGCTGCTGCCGATGGTCAACAGCAGTACCTGGGTGGCGCTGTGCTTGATCGCAATGCACTTGTTGTTGACGTCCGCCGCGCGGATGAGGACCAGCGTGCCGATGTTGCCCGTGGCCTGGTCCCAAATCCCAGCGTAGACGTTGGAGCTCCCGGCGAACACCAGCAGGTCTCGGTTGCCGTCCAGTGGCAACATGACGTACAGCGTCCCGCCATTGAGCGAGGTAGGCATGCTGACCTCGGTGGTGTAGGTTCCGTAGGGGTATGCGCCACGCAGCACCCACGCGCCGGCAACGCTGCCGATGTTCTTGGGGTCTGCGGTCGCGGTTTGGCCAGGAAGTGCGTAGCCAATAGGTGCGCCCGAGCCGTCTCGAATTTCCAGATCCCAGCCGCCAGCGTTTTGGATGGCAAAACCTGCAATACCCGCCGTCAGCGTGTCGGCCGCAGGCAACTGCACCCACTGACCCGGCCCGGTGGTGGCAATGGCCTGCACCGCACCGCTCGCGGCCGTGAGGGTGGTGTTGCCGCTGGCGGTGCCTGCGCCCTGCCCCCGCGTGGGGGCGGGAATCAGCGCGTATTGCCCTCCCCCATCCACCCCCAGCACCTTCCCAGCGTCAGGCACCGTGGTCGCCGGTAGCGTGGAGCTTTCGCCGGCCATGCTGATAGTCCAGTCTGTGAACGTGCCCGAGCCTCGAACGTCCGAGAAAGCCACCGTAGCCACCAGCGCGCCAGTTCCCGCGACCGCGCTGGACAGCGTGCCGACCATGCGGGAGTTCGCCGGGTCGGCAGTGCGCGCGATCACGATGCGCTGGCCGATGGCGAAGAGCTTCCCTGTCTGTACAAGGGTGAGGCTCTTGGTGCCTGCGCTGAGCGAGAGGCTCGTGGTGCTCGTGGCGCTGGTGCCGGGCGCGTTGACGGCGCTGGTGGCGCTGGCCGCAGCGGCGTCGCGAGCGGCCTGCGCATCAGTGACCGCATTGACAGCCTCGGCCGCAGAGTCTGCAGCACCCGAGGCGCTGCCAGCAGCCTCTGTCGCGTTGCCGAACGCATTTGCTGCCACTGCTGACAGCTCTGCCCCGAAGGTCTGCTGCGCCACGCTCCAGGGGTACGCTCGCACGTTGAAGCTGCTGCGATCGTTTGGGTCCGGTGGGGTAGGCAGCGCGGTGATGGTGGGTGGATTGGTTGGCATCAGATGAGCCCTTTCACGTTGATGTCGATGGAGGCATGCCCGAAGCTGTCGTAGCCCACGGGCGAGGAGGAAGCAATGCCGAAGACGTTCAGGCCCTCGTAGCCCTTGGCGGGCGTGGCAAAGAAAGCCACGGGCCGGTCGAGCACGCGCTGCAAGGTCTTGAGCGCAGCGTCTGCATGCTCGCGCGGCATGACCACGCTGGCACGCAGGTTGGTGGCGCTGTGGCGCTTGACGATGCTGGTGGTGCCGTCGTCGTTGGTCTTGATATAGCTGTAGGTCACCGGCTCGGCCGATGCGCCGTACTGGGTGCCGCCCCACTCGGCTTCGTCGCTGATGAGAGGGATGTAGTCGCCCATGACGATCATCCCTATGCCCACCGGCTGCCCGGCCGCTGCCGTGATGGTCAGCGTGAGCTCGGCCGTGGGGCGAATCGGAATGCCCGTGAACACCAGCTTGCCCACCGGCCGTGCGGGGGTGAACAGGTACTCGTACCAGCCCAGCGGGTCGTCCACCAGGAAGCCCGAGCGCGCGTAGATCACTGCGCCACCAGGCGCATCGCGCACCGTCACGCTGTACTGCCCCCCCGTCAGACCGTACAGCGCCAGGCTATTGAAATAGCCCGGCTTGAGCACGTAAGTCATGCTGCCGGTGGCGATCGCCTGCGTACTGGTGTAGATGTCGAATGGCGCCATGCGGTCCGTGGGGCCGATGTCCACCCAGCGCATGGCATCGTTCTCGGGCGTCGGCGTCGCCGCACTGGTGTGTGCCGCTGCGCACTTGTACTTGCGGTGCGTTGCCGTGCGGATACGGATGTCGCCCACCACATAGGCCACGCCAGAAGCCCATGCCGTCTCGCCCGCGGAGGGTTCGGCAATGGTAGTGCCGGCACCGATCATGGTGTCTGTGATGGTGATGTTGTCGATGATGTTCATGTTTAAACGTTCTCCACAAGCATGGGCGCCTCGGGCCGCCCGTTGACGGCGTCGGCGGTGCGCAGGGCCGCGCGTTGCAGTGCATCGTTCTGCCGCCGCACTTCGATCAGCTCGGCGCGCACGCCCTCCATGGCGGTCAGCATGTCGTTGCTGTTGCTCCAGCCACGGCCGGCGGTAAAGGGGTTGTAGGCAGCGGGGATCACCGCCTCGCCTTGCTGCAGCAGGGCAAAGCCGGTGCGTGGCACGCTGCGCGTACCGCGGTGGAAGATCGGCCAGTCCATCTGCTTGGCGATCTCCTCGAAGCTGCCAGGCGTGGCGCCCAGGATGGCCTCGGCCTGTGCCAGAGAAAAGCCGCTGCCGGCAATCACGTCGTAGATGTCCTTTGCCGTGGCCCCCTGTTCGAGCGCCATGCCAGCCGCCTCGCGGATGGCCTCCCCCTCGAAGTACACGCCAGAGGAATTCAATCCAGAGCCGGTCTTGTAGTTGTAGTAGGCGCCATCCTTGCCAAGCGCCCCTTGCGCGGCGACGTTGGAGCGGATGCGCGACTCCTGGTTGTAGCTGGCCACCAGCGCCGTCATCGCTTCCGACAGAGTACCCACACCAGAGTCGATCCCGCGCAGCGAGTCGATCATCTGCCGCCCCTGCTCCAGGTCCTTGTCCAGCTTCGCCACCTGACGCTCGGCCTCCGTGAGCTGGTCGCCGCTGATGTCCTGCAGCCCCTTGAGCTCGTTGGCAAGCACCAGCCGCTGGTAGTCCCCCTCTGCCTGGCTCGAAAAGGTGGTCGCAGCCAGGTCCTTGCCTACCGAATCAATGGCCTTGGTCAGCTCTTCGCCATCTGGCAGTTCGCCCGTGGTCTGTGCTTGGAGCAGCGCGGCGCTGATGAAGTCCCGCCCCTGCAAGCCCCCAGACCGGACCACAGACTCCACTTCGCCGAACAGCGAACTGGCTGCATCCTTGGCAGCATCGAACACACCTTGCGCCACATCGATGACCAGTTGCAGTCGTTCCTTTTCCTTGTTCGTCGCTGCCTCGAACCGCGCAAAGGCTGCATCGGTGTTGCTCGTGGCGGTGTCGATCATCTGCACCGCAGAATCACGCTGCCTCGTCAGGGCATCCAGCTGGGCCTGTGCCGCACCCTTGATGCCCTGGATATAGGCGCGCGTTGCTTCGTTGGCGTCATACAGCGTCTCGATCTCCTTGCGCCGTGTATCGTCCAGCTTTTCCTCGAACGCTTCGAACTGCTCCATAAAGCGAGTGCGATCCAATGACTTTTGCAGCGCCTTCGCTCCTTCTTCGTCGCCCCTCGCGCTCAGCAGTTCCACCCCCAGGTCCTGGCTCCCGAATTTCAGCGACTTCACAGCGTTCTCGTAAGCGCGGGTCAGCTCGCTGGGCGTGGAAGTGCCCGACGAACCAATGGCCGCAGCCGAAGCCTGATAGCGTGGCGTGTAGTCCACCCCTGAACCGGCCTGGCCCAACGCGCCGCCCACCGTGGTGCGGATGCGCTCCATCGCGGCAACGAAGTCCGGGCTGTTGAACAACAGCGTCACGGCCTCGGCCTGCTCCTGGGCACGCGCAATCGTGCGGTCGATGGACTCCTGGCTCAGCACCTCCGAAATGTTGGCGCCGGTGGTGATGGCATCCAGCATGGGTGCAATGATCCCGGCATTGACCGTATCAAAGATGCGGCCCGCCGCCGTGGTGAACAGTGTCTGCTCGATGCTGGCCACCAGCGTGTTCGCCACTGCCTCGCCGGCCGCTGCGGCGTCGCCACCCGCCAGGCCTTGCGCGAACTGCTGCACCAGCGCATCACGCGAAGTACCAAAGCTCTGCAGCAGTTGGTTGGGCAGGTCCCCGATCTTGCTGAGCAGCGCCGTGGTCTCCGTCGCGCCCAGCGCCTCGATGTCCACGTCCTTGAGCTGGCGCGAGACATACTTCGGCAGATCCGTTGCAGCCTTCAGTGCCTGCAGCGTCGCCTGCTGCAGATCCGTCGTGAAGTTCTCCACGGCGGTCTTGTAGTCCGGGCTGTTGGTGCTGGTCAGCTCGTACAGGGTCTGCGAATAGTTGTCGCCCTGGCCCGACTCGCCAAACCGCTCACCGGTCGACAGAATACCGCCGGCAAACACACCGCCCCGGCTCTTGCCGGAGGTCTCGAAGCCCGCGCTGAACGAGGTGAGGCTGGACCGGCTGCCATACATCTTGAGCAGCTCATTGATCGACGTGGCCGTGCCGGTGATCGCCTTCTTGATGGAAGCTTCGTCATTGACGGGATCACCCTCCAGGCGGTAGGCCTGGCCATTGACCAGCGCCTTGCGCTCGCCATTGGAAAAATCGCGGTCGTACTGCTGACCTTCATAGGTGTAGGTCTGGCCGCGGCGCTGGTTGGTGACGCTGCCGCCATAGGCAATGCCGAACTGACCGCCGGAGCGCAGTTCGCCCTTGGTTTCCTGGCTGATGGCCACCAGTGCCGCAATACCAAGCGCGATGGGGCCCAGAACGCCCGCCAGCTCCGCCATGGTGTAGAGCCCCGGATTGGACAACACGCCCATCACGCTGCCACCGGCAGACCAGGCACTCAGGCCGTTTGCAATACCAGCTCCCAGGGTCGAGGCGCTGCCCAGCAACGATGCGCCACTGGCCAAGCTTCCCAGCGAACTCGCAGCGGACGTACCTGCGCTTGCCGTTTCAGCCAGCCCCAACGCACCCGTCAAGACACCAGCGATCGGCTTCATCACCGCATTGATGGTTGGCCGCAGCACCAGTGAGCTGAACTGTTCCTTGAGCGCGTCACGCAAGCCCTTGGCCAAGCTCTTGCCCGTGGTGAAGCTGTTCATGAAAGCGTCGGTCAGGCTCTTCTCGATGCTGCCGGACACGCGCGTCCATTCCTGCTCCTGCTCCTTGGTCACTTGCGCCTTGGCAGCAGCCACTTCGCCCCCCTTGGTCGCAGCCACCAGGCGCTTCTGTGCCTCAATGCGCTTGTCGATTTCCGATACATCTTTGCCAGCCAAGGCCTCGGATTCCCGCGCTGCGATCAGCTTCGTCAGTGCAAGCTCTTGCACCTGACTTTTCAGCAGCCCATAGTTCGCCAGCTCCGTCTCAGCCTGCGCTGCAGCGGTAACGGTGGCAGCCGTCTCCTGTCGCTGCGCCTCCGCTGCCTGGTTCAGCTTCTTCTTGGCCTCTTCGGCTGCCTTCGCCCGATCCTCATCGGCCTGCGACAAAGAGGCCGCAAGAATGATCTGTTCTTGCTGCTGCCTGCTGTACGCGGCCCATACGGGCGATCCCTGGACATTGCGAAGCTCTGTCTGCGTCTTGGAGAGGTTCTCGGTCTGGACGACGGCACCTGAGGAAATGGTCGAGAACTCGGCCATCGTCTTCGTGTACTGCTTGAAGGCTTCCGAGTCTGGGATCGAGATCGGAGCAGCCACAGTGCCACCACTGCGCTTGCGAGTGAACTCATCAATGATCGACTGCCGTCCCCTGGCCATCGCCTCAGGGGCCAGAGCGTCAGACTTCGGATGAACCCTGCGCAGCAGCTCCAATCCTTGGTCGTAGTCGTTCAGGGCGGCCTTGAGCTTTTGCTTGTCGCTGAGCCCTTTGGTCTGCCGCAGGGTTATTTTGTCCTCTGCATCCTGCGCATCCTTCTCATCCTGATTGCGTTGAGCACGGGCCTCTGCTCCACGCTTGTCCAAGCGCACACTTTCCTGCAGAAAAGCCTGCCTCTCTTCAAGCATCTTCAGCTCGGCCAGCCGGCGCGCTTGCGCTACATTGGCACCGACTCCAAACGCGGCACCGCCCTCGCCTTCCACAATACCCGGGCCCTTCCCGGCCGTTTGCTCTTTCAATACAGCAATCCGAGCCGAGGTGTCTGCCAGTTGTTGCTGAATGCCGTCTTCACGCCCAATATTGAGCATCTTGTCCCAGGCCTTGGCAGCGACGTTCCCTAACGCTCTCCACGAACGCTCCATCAAGCCGAGACGACCTTCCATGGTGGTACTCACATTCGCCATGGCCTTTTCATAGGTCTGCTGTGCGAGCCCTGCAGCCCCCAGGGTGTCCCCTTGCTCCTTGAGCGCCTTGATTTGAGAATAGACACTGGCGGTGAGGTAGCCGTATTGGGAATTGAGCTTTCGCGACGCTTCGACGGGTGAGGCTCCCAGCTCAGCGAAATGCTTGACGGTGTCGGCAACCGACACACCAACATTACGCTCCATCTGGATGGCCGTGACTGCGAACTTCTCCAAATCGCCCGAAGCCACTTGCCCGGTCCCCGCGAGCGCCGCCAACACCTCGGCCGCTTTCGCCTGAGAGCCAGTTACCCCGCTAGCGCTTTCCGCCATGGCCTGCAGCTGTGACACCGAAGTTCCAGCTGCATTGCCCGTGAGAGCAATGACTTTCGCGAATTGGTCGGCCTCCTTGCTTCCCTCCTTGTAGGCCTCTGCCAGCAGGATGGCACCCTGGACTGCCGCATTGAAGGGAGTCACCAAGGACATCACGCCACGTGCAGCGGCACCCACGCCGCCAAAGCTTTGTACGAGATCCGCGCCAAACTTCAGGAAGGTGTCTGCAGAAGCCTGGCCTGACTGAATGGCCCCAAAAAGCTCGGCGAACTTACCTGGCAGCTTCTGCACTTCTGCAGAAGCAACCTTGGCACTATTGCCGATTCCTTCCAAAGATTCCTCTGCCTTTTTCCCGCTCGAAATCACCTGGTTGATATCGCCTATAGCGCCCGCAATCTGGGCCGTCATTCGCGCAGCGCCAACCACCGTAGACAAAACAGTCATCTTCACACCTCCATGGAAAAGGACCCGGCGACCCGCGCGTCCAGAAAACAAAAAGGCCACCCGAAGGTGGCCTGGCTACAGTAGGTTCAACTCAAAGCAGCCTTGTTCTCGGCCACCGTCAGCCTTGGCGCGCATGCACAGCGCGAGGCCTCGAGAAAATGGAATGGCATCAGTGGTGCGATGCCTGTTGCAGCTCAGGGATGAAGACCCAGGGCCCCATCAATCCCTGCCGCTGTTCATCTCTTCCAACGCCGCCCGCTCGATCACCTGCACATCCGCAAAGATCGCATCGCGCTCTGCATCGGTCTTGTCCCGATGCAAACGGTCCAGCGTCGCAAACACCGCCGGGTAATCGAGCCCTGTTGCCCCGCCCATGCCCACGCGCCACTGGGTGCTCACGCTGCAAAACAGCAGGCAGGCGTCTACGTGCTCGGGCCAGACTTCCACGTCCTGCTCGGGGAAGTCGCTGGGCCGCATGCCCCAGGCGGCCAGCTCGGCTTCGTCGGGCGGCTTCTGGTAGGGCGCGCGCCCGATGGCCTTCAGTTTCCCAGGCGCAGGCCTTCGCGGGTTTCGTTGTAGGCCTTGAAAACGGCCTCGGCGGCGCCGGGGTAGCTGTCGCACATGTCGACCAGGGCGTCCACGCCCAGGGGTTCGTCCAGGTCCCAGCCGGTGACGATCTGCACGATCAGCTCGGCGCTGTGTTTGGCGCGCAGACTGGCGATGTCGCTTTCCTTCACGGGCTTGATCAGCGCGGTGATGGCGGCGTCCTTGGCGTCGGCGTCGGACGACACCACTTCGCCGCCATCGTTGGCAGCGACCGCTGCAGCAGCCGCCAGCTTCTTGCCGGCAGGCTTCTTGGCGACGGCAGCCGGGGCCACCGGCTTGTTCGCCTGCTCCGCGGCATAGGTCTGCTCGGCCTCCTGGCGTGCGGCGTCGAACAGGGCCTGCACGGTCTTGCCGATGGCGTCGGCGTGCTGCTCGCGCATCTTGGCCCACACGGTGGAGGGCAGGTGGCGGGCGTCGAAGTTCACTTCGTCGAGCCCGTGCGGCGTGGGCACTTCCACCTTGAGTGCGAAGGACTTGGGGGTGGACTTGCCGATAACGAGTTTGGCCATGGTGATTTTCTTTCGAGGGAGAAACAGTCAACAAAAAGAAAAGCCCGTGCCCAGCCCTGCCGCCCCCTCGAAGGAGCGAACAGGGCCGGGTCGGTGCAGGGGGTCTTGACCGCACGGCCAGGCCGGGGACGGCTGGCGGTGCAGGTCATGGAGCGAGTTGCCCGGGCGCGCCGGGAACAACCGCTCAGTAGCGCGTAGGGCGGCCTTGCAGCGAGATGGTGGCGCGCACCTGCATCACGCTGCCCTTGGTCAGCGTGGGCGTTTCGTTGAAGGACACGAAGCCGTTGTACAGCAGCACGGCGCCGTTGGGCAGGGTGACCTTCAGCGCGCGGATGGCACGGGCTTCGCCGGCGGCCTTCAGGGCCTGGTAGCCGGGCAGCGAGGGGTCGTCGCCGATGCCGATCTGGATCGACTGGGCGCTGGTCACCGTGGGCAGCTGGCGTTCGTAGTCTTCTTCCAGGAAGGAGAAGTTGGCGAACTGCTGGTCACCGCCGCTGGTGGTGAACTCCAGGATCTGCGGGATCTGCGTCCAGGCCGTGATCTCGCGCAGGCTGCCCACGCCGGTGCCGGCCGCGAAGCGGTTGGTGTCGGTCGTGTCGATGCCGGTCACGTCCAGCGCGTTGGTGGCCACGTTGGAGGCCTTGAACACGCGATCGCTGATCTTCTGCCAGCCCGACTTGAGCTCGTAGAAGGCACCGTTGAGCAGGCCGTGCGCGGCCGAGGTGATGACGCCGGGGTTGGCGTTGGTAACGGCGGTCACGGTCTTGACCGAGCCGTAGGTGGTTGCAATGGCGATGGTTGCGCCGTCGGGCAGGGATACAGCCATGGAATGGGCCTTTCAGTGGAGATGTTGAAGTGACAACAGACAAACAAAAAAGCCGCATCAATCAACGAAAGTGCGGCGGAAGTTCTGCGTGGCATGGGGCAGGCGTGTCCATCCAGAAGGACCAGAAGGAGCGGCCTGCCGCGGGGCAGAGTGAACGGTGGGTCAGGACTGCGGCGGCTGCTGCTTGTGCAGCCACTGCTCCCAGGCCGTGATCGCGCCCTTGGCCAGGCGGATCAAGGTTTCATGCAGTGCTTTGGTGGCAGGGTTCATGGGGACCTCGGCGAATGGATGTTGGCGCACGCCGCAACGCGCGCGCAGCGCGGGTGCGCCATGCACGGGGGACAGTGGAAAAAGAGGGGGAACGGGACCAGCGCTGCGGCCTCGAGAAGCAGGGCCGCAAAAGCAAAAATCCCGCAGGGCAAACCATGCGGGATTGTCAGAAATTCAAGACGAAACACCACCCCAGCTATCTACCGCAGTCGCTACAGGCGAGGAGCCAGGCTATGGCTGCGGGCAATCAACAAAGGGGCGACGGGCGAGAGGGTAAGCACCCTCTGCAATCGTCTGGTGCAATTCTAACCGCGATGCATGGCGTTGTGCAAGCGTTTTTTCATCGACTGGTTGCGGCGGCTCACGCAATCGTCCAGCATGTTGAGCATGCGGCGGCCGTCCTGGCCCATGGGCTCGCGGGCCTTGCGGCTGCCGCCGCAGGCCTTGCACACGCGCCCCAGCATGGGCGTGCCGGGCACCAGCGCACTGCCGCGGCCCATGCAGGCGCGGCAGGTCGGGTCGAGCCAATAGCACACGCTGGTGCGCGCCAGGCAGCGCGGGTCGGCCAGGCGCTTGGCGGCGGCCCAGTGCTCCACGGCCTCGAGCACCTGCGCCAGCGAGCGCAGGCGCGAGAGCAGTTGCACCGCGTCGGCCTCCGGGTGGCTGCGGCGCTGGTGCGCGGTGCTGTCCCATTCGCCGCGCAGGCGCATCAGCGCGCCGCCCAGCATGCCGGGCGACCAGCCGGCGGCAATCAGCACATCGGCATCGCCACGGCGATCGGGGTCCACCTTCAGGTTCGAGGACGAGGTGCCCGCGCGGGTATAGGCCTCTTCCACGGTGCGGTAGGGGCTGTGGGTGGGGTCGGTGGTCATCAGCATGCTCATCCCTGGTGTTGGTTGGTGGTGGTGTCGTCGGTGTGGCCGTGCAGGGCATCGGCGCTTGCGGCTTCCAGCGTGCGTGGCACCACGCCGCAGCGCACGGCGTTGTCCTGCAGGGCCTTCAGGCGCCGGTACTCCGCCAGCACCACGGCATGGCCTGCGCCGGCGCCGGCCGCGCCGAACACGGCGGCCAGCTCGCCCTGGTAGGCATCGGTGTGTGCGCCCTCCTTCAGCGAGCGCCAGAACTGCGGGCCCTGCGCCAGCGCGCGCACCTTGCAGGCATGGCAGTGGGCGCGGAACAAGGGGCTGTGCGCGCGGGTCTGCGCGGCCTGGCACGCAGGGCATGGCTGCCCTGCCCCACCACTGCGCAGCAGCGCGCAGACCACGGGCCGTGCGCCTGGGCGCTCGGCAATCAGCAGTGCGGCGCTCATGCCCAGCCCTCCTCCACCATGGCGATCAGGCGCACCAGGGTGGCGCGGTCCATGGCGGGCAAGATGCGCTGCCGCACCGCATCCACCGCCGCTGTGTAAAAGCGTTCGAAGGTCTGCTGGTCCATGGCCTCGTAGCGGATCGACTGAACGATGGGCACGGTCTTCCCGGTGCGCGGGTCGATCGCATCGTCGCAATAGCCAGCCGCAAGCTTGACGGCCACCAGCGCCTTCTCGCGCGTGTCGTAGATCTCGCTGTTCTCTGCCACCACCTGCAGCAGCGCGAACAGGCGGCGGTGCTGCGGGCCATTGCGCGGGCGGCTCCATTCCATGCGCAGGCAGGTGCCAGGCTTCATGACCTCGAGCTTGCGCGCGAAGCGGGTCCAGGCATCGTGGTCGGCCGGCGTCGTGCCGCGCAGTCCTTCGGCGGATTTGATGAGCATGGCTTTCATGGGTGGTACGTCCTTTCTGCGGTGGTGTTCAGGGGATGGGCTGCGGGGCCCGGGCGGTAGGCCGGCCGCCGCACCCCGGTCGCGGCACGCAATGCGCCGGGCCGTTGGAGTGGTGCTGCGGCCGCCAGGGGGCCTGCCGATGCCAGTGCGCGCAGGGCGGCACGGTCCATGGCGGGCGAGGCTGGTTGCGCTGCCCGCACAGCAATGGGCAGCGCATGGCGCGGCTCGGCCGAAGCCGGCTGCGCCGTGGCTGGGGGTGCGCCCGATGGCATGCCATCACCGTCTCCACCACCGGCACGCGGCGCGGCCGTGAGGGCCTGCAGCGAGTGAAAGCGCACCGCCGTCTTGCCCGCCGCGTTGCCGCCTTCGTACACCAGGCGCGCGCGCTCTGCATTGCCAATGAATGCGATGCGCGGCGGGGGCAGGCCGACCTTGGCGTACTCGCTGTCCGGGCTGCGGTCGCCGCCCAGGCAGCGCGGGTAGTCGAAGCTGCCGCGCCCGGTGTAGGCCCGGTGGCTTTCGCAAAAACGGTGCTGCAGGTAGCCCAGTTCCTTGAGGTCGGTGCGGCACACCTTGGGCCAGCCGCCCAGGTCCTGCACGGCGGCGTGGATGGCGGGGTCGTCAAAGACCACGTCGGTGTAGGCGCCCACGCTGCCCATGGCCTCCAGCGTCTTGCCCCAGGCCAGGGCCGCCCGGTCGGCCGCCGTGCCAGCAAGGATGCGCACCACATCGGCCACGCGCGGCGCAAAACGGCCGTGCTCGGGGTCGGTGGCATGGCGCTGCATGGCCTGGCGGATCTGCGACAGCTCGAACGGCTGGCACGCGCCCCACCACAGGTCCAGCACAAAGCGGCTGGCGTCCTGCCGGTAGTAGGCGAGCACGTCGGTGATCAGCTGCGCAAACAAGGTGCGTTCAGAGGGCTGCATGCGGTGGCTCCTTTCCATGGGTGGGTGGGTGATCCAATGCCTCGGACAGCCCGGTCGCCTCGGCCGCCCAAGCATCGGCCACGCTGCGGTTGCGCTGCTCCAGCGCCTCCTGCCGGTTGGCCGGCGCATGCAGCACGCCCGGCATGTGCATGCCTGCAGCGCCACCGCCGCTGCGCTGCCCTGCGGCGCGCATGCACACGGCCTTGAGGTACTGCGCCGGGTCGGCCGGGCGGGCCACGCAGGCGACGCGCACGGCCTCGGCCACGATGTCGCTGCCATAGTCCTTGCACAGCCGGCCGACAAAGCTGCCGCACTGCGCACGCGGCATGCCCGCCTGCTGCAGCAGCGATTTGCCCGCGGACCACAGCGCATCGCGCGTCAGGCCATCGGCAGGCCCCTCGGGTGGCAGGCCGGCACCCGCACCGCCGCCCCGGCTGGCGGGCGCAGGCCCCTGCGTGCTGCCCTGCCCGCTGGCCGGTGCAGCGCCGCCCGTTGCGCCAGCAACGGGGCTGCTGTCCCCACCAAAGAGGTCTGTTCCATCTCCTTCTCCGTCTCGCTCTCGGCTCCGTTCCTTTCGGTTCCCTTTAAGGCCGGTTGCCGGTGGATTGCCGGCGGACGGGTGCAGGATTTCCGGCGGAAAGCAGTCGCCCTGTTCGGGCCCGCAGCCTTCGCCCTGCGGCGCCATGCCATGCGGGTAGGCCCCGGTCTTCCACAGCGCCTGCGGGGGCACGCCCAGTGCGGGCTTGCCCTCCTTGGCGCGCTTGGCGTTTTCCTTGCGCAGGCGGTCGCAGTACTTCTCGTAGGCGTACTTCTCCTTGGCGGCAAAGGCCGCAATCGCCTTCTCGGCCACCACGGGGTGGTACAGGCGCCCGTCGGCACATTTCACAAAACCGTGCAGCGCCGCGGCGCGCACCTTCTTCCATTCCTTGAGCACGCGGCCATAGCCGGCCAGGTTGGCCAGCTCCACGTCATCGTCGGGCAGCGAGGCCGCGGGCACCTGGTGCCAGGCCGCGCACCACAGCAAAATGCCCGCGCGAAACGCCTCGCCCTCGGCCGCAGCCGCGAACTTCGAATCGCGCAGCCGCCGCACATCGAGCTCCATGTACTGGAAGTCGCTCAGGTCGCAGGCGGGCAAGGTCAGCGGTGCAGGCAGGCCTGCGCTGACCTTCACATTGCTGCTGGTGCTGGTGCTGCTATGGCTCACGCGCCCTCCTGCCCCGGGGCCGCCGCATAGGCCTCGTTGAACTGCGCCCACAGCGCGGTGCCCGGCTCGTGGGGGTTCGCCTCGGCCAGCGGGATGTGCTGCGCGGCCGCCGATTGCGCGGCGGCACGCAGCACGTCGGGCGTCAGGCGCTGTATGGTGTTGCCGACCGCCATCACTGCCTCCAGTCGCGCGCAATGCGGCGGCTCTTGTCCAGGCTGGCCTGCGCCTGGGCACGGCTCTCGATGCAGATCGCCCCCCTGGCACGCGGCGCCAGGCCCACGGTGCGCAGGCCCCGGCAGTTGAACAACAGTACCGCCGTATCGGCAGGCACTGGCGCAGCACCGAGCGCACAGGCACCGCTGCGGGCCTGAAGGCGCGGCGCAGCCGCATCGGCGGCGGCAACAACGGCACCGCGCGGGCGCACCGATTCAAAGGCATTGGGCCCCGCATGCACGGGGGATGGTGTGGTCGATCGCAT